GATATGCCGTTCTAAATTAATATGAGAGGGTTGAAATATACCCTCTCTAATTTCAAAAACCACACAATCAAAACACAATGAAAAAATTAGTAACACTTGAAAACCGCGTTGAGAAACTACTGAAGAAGTACAAATTTCTTCGCAACAACAACAACGCACTCTGCGTGAAAGTTTGGGAACAACAGTTCGACGAACGCAAAGACATTACAAGCAACTTCTTTGCTATGTACGAAAGCGGTAAGTACGTCAGCGCGGACAACATCACACGCATCGCGCGATTGGTTAAGCAACACAACATTGTGTTGAGAGGAACGAACCACGACGACAATAAGAAGAAAGCGCAACTAATCAAACCACTATTGAAGAAATGAATAAAGCAATCTATAAAACGCCATTCGGTCGCCTTGTTAAGATAAACTTCAAGACAATGAAGAACTTTAAGACAGCGTTACGCATAAGCGATCCGACGGCACGACTTTACGTTACGCATCCAGAGCGAATGAGAATCAAAGACTTCAACAACATTTGCCTTCACACAGGTCTTTCTCGCGAAGAAGTATTCAGCACCTTTACACCAACAATTTTAATAAACGAGGAGAATGACTGAAAAAGAACCAATAAGCAAACGAGAGTATTTTGCGCTTCATATTTTGAACGGGTTAATGTCAAACGACAACAGCTCCGAATACGACATGGAACAACTAACATCTGGAGCGGTAGGAATCGCGGACGCGTTAATTAAAAAACTAAACGAAACAAAATGACTAACGAACAGATACGACAGGAACTAATTGACATGATTCCTTTCCGTCACATGGAACGCTTCGAAACATTGTGGCTGATGCTAACGCCACGCTACGAAAGATTAACGACACAGCAAATAAAGATTCAACAAGAACTGGAGAACGAACGCGAGATGTTTTGGTCAGCACTTGAAGATATAACGTGCAGCGTGCTTGGAATACCTTCGCAACAATTATACACACCAACGCGACGACGTGAGATTGTAACGGCACGACAAGTAATTTTCTTTCTTATACGTCCTTGCTACTTGCAAAGCTACGAATCAATAGGCAAGCACTACGGCAAAGACCACGCTACCGTTATGCACGGAGTGAAGCAAGTTAGCTGGCAGATTGAGTGCGACAAGAACTACGCAGCCAACGTCGAAAGAATCTGTTACATCTTAAATGATATGGGTTATGCTAAACCTATGAAGTTTTATACTAAATTTGTCGAGCATTTAGAACACCAGAAGGAAATCAAGTTGAAGAAATTATTGAAGAAATGAAATGGACGAACACGCTTTACACGTTTACGAATTAACACAAATTATAATAAACCAAAAATCAAAAACTATGAAATCAGAATTAATCTTTTGTCCGAACTGCGAAAGCAAGGAACTCGGAGAACGCGTCGACGAAGTATTGCGCGACCAACAACTTGAAGACTGGGACACCGCCTACGAATTTGTAGACGACGAAGGTGAAATAAAAGTATGCTTCGATTGACAAGAGTGGGACGACGCAGACGACGATGCAAAAGGCGAAGGGTGGGACTAAACTAAAAAACAAAATGATGTTAATACTACAACTCAAAAAGAGAATCGAGATTCTTGAATCAGCAATGAAGGAACAGGAACAAAAGATAAACGACTTACTTATTCGCTTGTCCGTTCCAAACGCACCCACGCTAATAGCAAAAGAAAAGAAGTCGCCATTCGTCAAACCAACTGTTGTTGAAATATACGATTACGCTTGCGAGAAACTAAGCAACGACGACGCGCTGAAGTTTACTGAGAAATTTCATGCACACTACGAGGCAAACGGTTGGAAGGTCGGACGCAATCAAATGAAGGACTGGAAGGCTGCCGTTCGTAAATGGGACTTGTCTACCTTTGTAACTACAAACCAACAAACTAAAATCAAAAATGGAAAATTTGACTCCGATGCTGCGCAGCGCATCTACAACGACGCTCACAACTACACAAAGGGTTGATCGTGCAGAGCGCGAAAGCGCGTTCGTTGCCGATTACGAACTACCTGCGTTTGTCAAACTTTGTTCGAAGGTCTGCGCCATGTACGGCATCGCGTTACCCGAAGCGCAACTACTCCAGATGTTGCATGAGTTCATAGGGAAACACTTTCGGTGGGTTACATTCGAACACTTCAACTTAGCGTTTGAATTGAACGCTGCGAACGAACTGTCAAAGAAATGCGAACATTTTGGAGCATTGAGCGTAGTGTTTATTGGTGACGTACTTACTCACTACAAACCACATCGAGACAAAGCAAATCTGCAAATTCAAAATGAAATCGCGGAAGCAAAAGAAGAACAATCTAAACAACTAAAAGAAAAAGAAATGGCTATTAATGACGACAGCTGGAGAAGAATGTTCGCAGAAGACTTGCACAATTATAAGAAAGGAAAATATACGGTAATTGAGATTCGTGCGGTGTCTTTGATGCGGTGGTTGGAAGAAAGCAAACAGATAAACGCTGACACCTTCACCGAAGAAGAATACAGGTTGTGCAAAGCTAACGCGAAGAAGAACATTTACTTCGAACAACAGCTCGTTCAATCAATGGTTGAGCGCATGAGCGACAGGAAAAGAATGTTGCTGAAGGAATCGATTCAATTCGAAGGAATGCGTGAACTTTACAAACTTTATTTGTCGAAGCAATGAATCACGGATCGTTGTTTAGCGGAATTGGTGGCTTTGATTTAGCCGCTGAATGGATGGGGTGGAACAATACATTTCATTGTGAATGGATGCCTTTTCCACGCAAAGTTTTAAGTCATTATTTTCCAAATTCAATTAGTTATGAAGACATCACAAAGACAGATTTCTCTATTCACCGAGGAACAATTGATATTCTCACAGGAGGATTTCCCTGTCAACCATATTCAAGCGCAGGCAAGCGACTTGGGAAAGAGGACGAGCGACACCTCTGGCCGCATATGCTCAGAGTCATTTCAGAGATTAAGCCAACCTACGTTGTGGGCGAAAATGTTCGTGGACTTACTAATTGGAACGGGGGAATGGTCTTCGAAGAAGTGTGCACTGACTTGGAAAGTCAAGGGTACGAAGTACAACCGATACTATTGCCAGCTTGTGCCGTCGGTGCGCCGCACAGAAGGGATAGAGTATGGTTTGTTGCCTACTTGCACAACAAGCGACAGTATGGATTTCAATGTGACTGCGGAACACCGCAAGGAAAAGAACAAACAAATAGAATTAAAGCATCTTGCAAAATCGAATTTACTACCAACGCCAATAGCAGGAGATTGGAAAGGTCAGAAGAGGTCAGACGGAACAGCATCAATGCTGAGTGGAAAAGCGAGTTTGGGATTACTTCCAACTCCGACAGTATTCGACAGCACGAACGCGAGTGCGACAATGAAGAGCAGCCAAGTGAAAGAGGGATCAATCGACTCAATGACATTAACGAGAATGATGGACAAGGGAATGCTACCAACGCCAAATGCAATGGAGGGAGAAAAGATAACAGGATTAGAGAATCAAGATTCAATGACCAAAATAGTAAGAGAAATGACTGGCAAAACTTCCCAACTCAATCCCCGATTTGTGGCGGAGATGATGGGCTTCCCACCGAACTGGACGGAATTACCTTTCCTAAATGGAGAGCAGAATCAATAAAGGGTTATGGAAATGCAATTGTTCCACAAGTAGCCTATGAAATATTCAAGGTAATTGCTGAAATGGACAGGTTAGAAAAACTACAACTAAAATTATTTTGACACCCTATAAACCAACATACCTGCCGCGTCAGATTGAAGCGTTGAACTATCTCAACACAGACAGCATCGTTGAGCAGTTGTTATACGGTGGCGCGGCAGGTGGTGGGAAGACTAAGTTCGGTTGTATGTGGCAGATACAACGTCGTTTGAAGTACGCAGGGACGCGTTCGCTTATTGGTCGTGCAAAGTTAGACAATTTAAAAAAGACTACCTTAAACACCTTCTTCGAAACGGCTGAGGAATTTGGATTGATAGCGAATAAACACTACACCTTCAACGGACAATCGAATATAATTAAGTTCTTCAACGGAAGCGAAATTGTCCTAAAAGACTTGCAGGCTTACCCCTCAGATGTCAACTATAATTCATTAGGATCGCTTGAAATCACAGACTATTTCGTCGATGAATGTTCTGAAGTAACCGCAAAGGCGGTTAGCATTGTTCATTCTCGATGCCGTTATAAATTGAACGAGTTCGGGTTAATACCCAAAGGTTTCTTGTCCTGCAATCCGTCGAAGGGGTGGTTGTACAATGAGTTCTACATGAAGAACAACAGGAACGAACTACCTTCACACCGCGCCTTTGTCCAAGCGTTACCGCAAGACAATCCCTTCCTTCCTGTTGCTTACATTGAATCGTTGCGAAGACTTCCTGAATACGACCGCAAAAGACTTTTGGAAGGTAACTGGGAGTTCGACGATGATAGCGACAAGTTGTTTCAAACGGAGAACTTGCTTCGAATGTTTAGGAACGAAGTAATAAACGAAGGCAAGAAATATATCACAGCCGACATTGCGCGTTTCGGTAAGGATAGAACGATTATCTGCGTTTGGGAAGGTCTAACTATCATTGACATTATTGAGTTGAATAGAGCCGCTATTGACGAAGTGGTGAACAAGATTCGTGTTGTAATGAAAGACCACTCAATTCTTCTTCAAAATGTTATCGCAGATGAAGATGGAATTGGCGCGGGAGCGGTTGATTATTTGAAGTGCGTAGGTTTTCAAAATGGATCTAAACCAAAGCACCCACAATACCAAAATTTAAAAAGCGAATGTTACTACAAACTCGCTCAGTACGTCGAAGAAAACAAGGTCACGATCTTATCGAGTACGCGCAAAGAACAAATCGTTCGTGAGTTAGAAATGATTAAACGACACCGCGCAGACGTTGACGGAAAACTTATGGTCACACCGAAGGATGTTATTAAGAACCGCGAAGGAATATCTCCAGACGTTGCCGACGCGATTATGATGAGAATGTACTTCGAACTCAATCCAAGTTATGGACAATACGTTGTCGGATAAAAACAATTTAATAATTTAGCATAATGAAACAAACACCACTTT